AAGCGTACAACGTTTGTTCGTGTTACTCAGCAGTTGAACAATTCCTTGAGTGAATATGAGATCTAATATGGCAAGCCGCGAAGAAAAAAATAACTTTTCTATGATGATCATGAATCTGGCGATTCAAGAAAAGATTGATCACATGGATGCAATCACTTCATACTGTGAACGTAATAATCTTGAAATTGAAGTTGCTGCAAGTTTGATCAATGACTCGTTGAAGAGTATCATTGAAGGTGAAGCAATGGAGTTGAGGTTCTTGCCGCGAGGAAGTCGACTGCCTCTATGAATGGATACGATCTTTATTGCATCTATCAAGCCATCAAGTTGCACTTCACTTCAGAGAGTTATAACTTCTTTCAATATGATGGCAAGACTCGAGTATCTGTAGATGCATTTCAAAAACGTCGTGACAAGTTTCTATTCCACCGCCTTGCGCGTAAGTATCGCGACGATGAGATGGTTCCATTTTTGGTTGCTAATTTCGTTCACAGTGATGATAACTGGACCAAGTCATTGCTTGAAGACCAGGCTGAAGAAACTTATCGGGATTGGAAACGAACCACGGATTCGATGACCAAAGTATATCTGGAAGATCTGCAAAAGATATGCCCAGATCCAAAAGAGTTTAACAATTTATTTAAAGTTGAAGATGGGCAGTTTCCAAAACTGTTAGTGGCATTTCTCCAAAAAGATGTAACGATTGAGACTCTTGTGATTCTGAATAACATCTTCAACTTTATACAAATTTGGGACAAGAAGATTTCAGATGACATCATCTATCCCAAAGTGTCAAGAAAGGTGCGCAAGTATGGTGCTTTTCTTGCGGTGAACGTTGATAAGTATAAGCAATTGACAAAGGAAACTTTACTTGCTGACGAAAATACTATATAATGATGTTGTGATGATGAAAAAAGTGGACAAGTCGATATACATTAATACTACGCTATACGGAGAATACAAATGAGTCTAGCAAATCTAAAGAACAAGAGTTCTTCTCTTGATAAGTTGAAGAAGGCAGTTGAGCAATCCTCTGCTGGTAACGGTGGTGGCAAGAACGTTGATGAGCGTTTTTGGCAACCAGAAGTTGACGCTGCTGGCAACGGATACGCAGTTATCCGCTTCCTCGATACGCCAGCCGTCGATGGTGAAGATGGTCTGCCGTGGGTACAAATCTGGTCACACGGTTTCCAAGGTCCAGGTGGTTGGTACATTGAGAATTCTCTCACAACTCTTGGCAAGACCGATCCTGTTTCTGAGTACAACACTGTTCTGTGGAACTCAGGTATCGAAGCAAACAAAGAAATTGCTCGCAAGCAAAAGCGCAAGTTGACTTACATTGCAAACGTTCTTGTGATCTCTGACGCCAAGCGTCCGCAAAATGAAGGTAAGGTATTCTTGTTCAAGTTCGGAAAGAAAATTTTCGACAAGATCAAGGAGCAACTCGAACCTCAGTTTGCTGATGAGACTCCAATGAATCCCTTTGACTTCTGGAAGGGTGCAAACTTCAAGATCAAGATTCGCAACGTTGAAGGCTATCGCAACTATGACAAGTCGGAGTTTGAGGCTCCTGCTGCATTGTTGAATGGCGACGATGCGAAGATTGAACAAGTTTGGAAGTCTGCTTATTCACTCAAGGATTTCTTGAAGCCTGAAAACTTCAAGTCCTATGATGAATTGAAGGCGAAGTTGGACAAGGTTCTTGGTGCTGGTGGTGTGTCTGGTGCAACTGCCAAGCGAGTTGATGATGAGGAAGCAGCCGCTCCTGTCATTCGCTCTGCTCCAGCCAAGAAGGTGACTGCTGAGAATGTTAGCGTCGAAGATGACGACATGGCGTTCTTCGAGAAACTTGCTGCTGAGTAATTTGATTAGAAAACGGTAGGTGTTTTCGGGGGGACTTCGTGTCCCCCTTTTTTCATCACACAATAATTGACGAAGTGAATGATGTTGGATGAGAGAAGTCTTTTGATATTGCTCTGACAAAAGAGTTTTCGCTTGAACGCGAAGATGCTTTTAATAATCCTTGTTTTGGCGATTCAATTGGTTTTTGAGAACCAGCATTGTTATTATTCACCACTACTGGTGCTGGTGCTGGTGCCGCCTGTGCAGTCATTTGTGATGATGCGAGTTGAGCAGAACCTTGGGCAACTTGATTTCCTGTTGCACTTGCCACAGGAGTTAATTGCGCACTATTATAAGAAGGTGCTGCTGCTGCAGGAGGTGTTGCTGCAACCATGGAAGGTGGTGCTGCAGGAGCTGCAGCGACCATTGGTTGAGCATCAATTGCTGTTCCATCTGATTTTGTTGCTAGTGGATCAGTAGTAGAAGGAGCTGCAGCAACAGAGTCAGACACAGAAGGTAATGATTCTTTTTGTGTTTGAGCAGTAATTGGAGCTGGAGGTGGTAATGATTCAGACTTACCAGTCTCCAAATTGACCATGTTACCTTTTGCATCAGCAACCAATGGCTTGGCATTTGGATCAGGATTATCTGGAGTAGGTGAACCCTCTAGTGGCTGAATGTGCCATGGCTCATGACTTAATGGTCTCTTCAATCCAAACATTGCTAAGAATGAATCTGTTGTGACCTTTTGACCATTGAAGGTCATACCATTAATTGTATCAATACCTGCTGCACCTTTACTATTAATATCAACAGCAGTACCACGACCGTGTGCGCTGCCCTTGCCACCCAATGCTGCTGGTAGCGCAACCCACTTGCGAGTCATTTTAATTAGTTGCGCTTCAGTGGCATTTGGATTGGCTGCTTTAAGTTCATTGTATTTTGCAGTCCACAACTTCATCTGCTTATCATCTGATCGATATGCAGATGTAAGCATAAGTTTCTTTCCAGTGACTTCTTGGAATGCCTTTGACATTCGAGCAAGACGATCTTGCATTCCACCTTGAAGTCCAGAAGTATCGACACCAGCGTTTTGTTTCGTTGTAACTTGATCTAGTTTTGGTGATGGTCCCGAGAATAAATTCGAAACTGCACTTGCAACTTGTTTTGCACCAGAAACCACACCCGCACCGATCTCTTTGGCTTTATCGACTGCAGTTTCAAGGAATGTTTTTGGTCGCGCAGCTGGTGGTGTTGGTGCAACTGGTGCTGCTGCTCCACCCACGGCTGCTGGGATTGTTGCTGCGGTTGCAGTTGTTGCAGCCACAGTGCCTGCGCCTGGAAGTGCGCTTTTATCTGCTGCAGCAACTGGTGCCATTTTTTCTTTTACAGGAGTAGGTTTTGCTGCTCCAGCGCCTTTTTGTTTCTGAGCCTTCTCATCATATAATTGTTTTTCAGCATCTGATAATGCAGAGAATTCTTGCCATAATTGATAAAGATCATAAGCCAGCCATAAACTGCCAACGATCGTGACAGCAGCACTTACCCAACCAATGCCTGGCACAGTCGCCATTCCACCCGCAAGTGCAAGTCTGGCTCCGATTTTGGCGAATAGTTTTGGTGCTCTTTTCTTGACGAAGCCGACAAATAAATCCCATGCTTTTGATTTAACGTTCTTTACAACTGCAGTTTGTGCAATTTTCTTTGCGGCAACTGCACCTGCAACTGCGCCTGCACCACCAGCACCTGTTGCTGCTGCTTGTAATTTAATATCTTTCTTTTCAGCAGCAATTTGATCACCAACTATTTTCTTTTCTTCTGGAGTCTTTGCCGCCATTGCTTGCTCTTTCAAAGCCTCGCCGCCTTGAATTTCTAAATTTGGATCACGCAATGAATCAACTGCTTGATATGCGAGGAATCCACCTGCAGCTGCTCCTGCCAGTGCACCAATTCCACCAAATCCTCTTCCACCGCCTCTGCCACGACCTCTTCCACGACCACGACCCCTTCCACGACCACCTCCACCTCCACCCAGTCCTCCCAGTCCTCCTAATGCACTTCTTGCGAGTAGCATGTTCAATTTATCGTGAACAGAAAGTAGACCAAGCGTTGGTGTCATACCGTTTAATGAAGAAACGGCGTCACCAGTTCTCTTCATCAATTTCTTAGAATCTAGGTCATCAAGTTTATCTTCCAGATATTCTTTGAGTTTAACTAATGGTTGTTCATCTGCACCGATTGCTGCTGTAAGTGCTGCTGTTCTGGCTGCGTTTCCGCCAGTGGTGGCTTCCTTTGCCGAAGCCAGTTTGTTTGTATCAAGATTTCTATATCGACCGCCACCAGACATGCGTGGATCAAAAGTATATCCCGATTTAAGAGATGGCTTTGTGAGAGCTCGCTCAATATTTTGAACCATTCTTTGCGTAACAAGCACGTTGCGAAGAATCAGTGAGAGTGGTTTCGCTAGTTTACCTACACCACCACCGCCGCGCTCACCCTTCTGCTTTTTATCAAGACCAAATTTTGCTCTGGCTTCTTTAACTGATTCTAAAGATTCATATTTCTCTAAGCCTAATTGCTTAACCAGT